GGTCCGGAGTTCGCTCAGAACCTGGAGATCCTCAAGGGCTCCATCCCACTGGTGATGGCGATGATGCGGGAACTGTCCACACAGGCCGGTCTGGCTCCTGCCAACCCGATGCCTGCGGCGCTTCAGGCCGTGCAGCAGGGGATGCCCGGAGCCCAGGTGGTGGAGGAGAACCAGTACACCTGCAAGCACGGCAATCGGGTGCTGCGTAAGAGCAAGCCTGGTGCGGCTCGGGACTGGACCGGCTACTTCTGCCCGACCGACCGGGGCACACCGGATCAGTGCCCACCGGTGTTCGTGAACTGAACGACCATGGCACGCCCGCGGCTCCCCATCCAGACCCACGACTACATCCGGCGTGGTCATCAACTCGGCTTCAGCGTCGAGGACCTGGCCCGGTTGTTCAACATATCGGCACCGCGGGTCTACCAGATCTTGGAGAACTTGGAACGAGCGAAGGTCGACGGCAAGTGGATCTACCGCCAGAAGGGAAGCTCATGAGCACCACGCCCGGCCAGCGATTGGAAGCAATCAAACGGGGACGAGACTACCTGTGTGACCACGAGTGGTACCAACAAGGCTACTTCGAGTACAGCGACGACGACGTGGCGGACTACAACGTCTGCGATGTGATCGGTGCCCTGGCCATGGCCAACGGCTGGGTCAGTGAGGACGAAGACAGTCTCATCGACGGTGGCGAACTTCTCGACGCGGCCATCGACGAGCTGAACCGCGACCTTCCTCACCTGTATGACGACATCGTCGCCCTCAACGATGCGGCCACGGCGAAGAAGCACGTCATCGAGCAGATGGACAAGACGATCGCCCGACTGGCATCCATCAAGTACGTGGCGTTCTCCGGCGTGCGTTGATGGCCCACACCCTGTCCCGTTCGCTCCGGCGATGCGCCGAGAGCGGAACCCCTTTGCCTACGGTGTTCCACTCGTGGGAGAAAGCGGGGATCCGTTCTCGGCGGGGGCAGGTGACGATGGTCGCCGGTGCACCGAACGCCGGCAAGACGATGCTGGCGTTGGGTTACGCGGTCAAGGCCGAGGTTCCCACCTTGTACGTGTCAGCCGACTCGGACGAGTGGACCCAGGTCACCCGCACCATAGCCGCCATCTCGGGTTCCACAGTGGACGAGGTGGAGGAGACGTTCAAGGCCGGGGCGGGGGCCGTGTACGCCAAGGACCTCGCCCAGGCCGCCCATATCCACTTCAGCTTCGATCCGTCACCGACGTTGGAAGACATCGCGTTGGACGTCGAAGCGCAGATCGAGATGACCGGCAGTGCGCCGAGCTTTCTGATTGTGGACAACCTCATGAACGTCGACATCGACGGCGAAGACTTCGGCGGGATGCGGCAGATCGTCAAGGCCATGCACCACATCGCCCGGCACTACGGCTGTGCGGTGTGGTTGTTGCACCACTGCTCGGAGCAGTCGCAGTACGGGCCGGTGGACCGTTGTCCACCTCGGGCCGCCATCCAGGGCAAGGTGTCTCAGCTCCCGGAGCTGATCATCACCGTGGCCCAAGACAACAGCGGGCACCTGCTGACCTGTGCGGTGAAGAACAGGTCCGGTCCCGCGTACCCGAGAGGGGACCGACCGGTGTCACTGTTCGTCCGCCCGGAGCGGATGGGTTTGTACGAGGACTCGATGTCCTACCTCGCGGCGGGACGCAGCTGGTGAGCAAGCATCGGGCCAAGGGAACCGCCTTCGAGTCCCTGATCTGCGAAGGGTTCAAGGTGCTATGGCCGGAGGCCCACCGCCTGGGTGTGCAGGGAGCCAAGGACTGCGGAGACATCTGGCTACCGATCAGCACCGACCTGGTGGTGGAGGCGAAGTCGATGTCCACCTACGCCGGCCACCTCGGCACCTGGCTCACCGAGGCCCAGGTCGAGGCCGCTACGGCCGAGCGGATGTTCGGAGTCGTCGTACACAAGCGGTCCGGTAAGGGCAACTGGGAAGACCAGTACGTGACCACCGACCTGGCGACGTTCCTCGGCTTGATGGGCAGGAACCGTCTGTTGCGGAGACCTGATGGAACCGATAGCAGCAGTGCTGGAATCCCACGGAGCTGACGTCCCGCACGGGTACGGGTGGAAGAAGATGCGCTGCCCGTACCACGACGACCGGAACCCGTCGGCGTCCGTCAACGTCGAGTGTGGACGGTTCTGTTGCTTTGCCTGTGACATGAACGAAGACGCTGTAGGGCTGTTGATGCTGCGAGACGGAGTGACCTATGGCGAGGCCAGACGCCGAGTCCAAGAGCTTGCTGGAGACGGCGACGGCGAAGTACGAGACGAACGTGGAGATGGTCTACCCCTATCTGCTCGGCAGGGGCATCGAGCCAGACGTCGCACGATCGTTCCGGCTTGGAAGCGTGTCGGAGCCTGAGCCTGGGCACGAGTCGGCCCGCGGTCGGCTGTCCATCCCGTACCTCACACCGACGGGGATCGTCGCTATCAAGTTCCGTTGTATCGCCGAGCACAACTGCGATGAGCACGGACATCCGAAGTACACCGGACCGAAGGGACAGAAGGTGAAGCTCTACAACGTCGCGGCGTTGCACGCCGAGTCCGACCACATCGGCATCGCCGAAGGTGAACTGGACGCCTTGGTTCTCACGGCGTACTGCGGGATCCCGGCGACGGGTGTACCCGGTGCCGGGAACTGGAAGGCGAACCGGCACTGGCCGCGGTTGTACTCCGGGTTCAGCCGGGTGTTGGTGTTCCGGGATCCGGATGCTGCCGGTGATGAGCTGGCGTCGCGGATCTGTGAGTCGTTGACCCACGCCCGTGTGGTGGAGCTACCGGGCGATGTGAACGAGACGTTCCTCGACAAGGGACCGGAAGCGATCCGGGCGATGGCGGGGCTGTCGTGAGTAGCTACCTCTGGGTGCGGACGATCACCGAACCGACGTTGGCTGCGCGGATCCAGAAAGCGTTCGACCTGCTCGACGGGACGGGGATGCCGTTGGCACAGCAGGATGCGGACCTCATCAGCGACCTGATCAACGACCTGCTGAACATGTGGGCTGACACCGCCGACGTGGCCGCCAACGCGCAGAGGGAACTGGGAGATCTCCAGTGGAAGCTCACGGGGGAGAAGTGACCGCCCGACCGGTGGTGTCGCTGGCCACCACGGCGTGGCTCGGCCCGGAGATCCTGCACCGTTCCGCCCGCCGGGTGTACGACCGGGCCATTGCTGCCGGCTGGAAGGTTCCCGGTGTACGGCACTCCTGCTGGTTCGTCGGCGACGTGCAGCACGTCTCGGCCGGGTTCGGCCTGGTCGATCCGGATGACGGGCACGGTGAAGCTGACGGGGTGTGGACGGATGATCGGTGGGACAACGGTCGGCACTACGAACAGGGCCAGCTCCCGAAACGGATCGGGGCTCGCCAGTTCGCCGCTCTGGCGGAGCTACCGCCGGGGCGTTACGCCGAAGAAGGCGGGGATGACGATGGCCAAGAACCGTAACCCGTTCATACGTAACGCCTGCGGCCACTGCAACGCGGCGCTGGTGGTACCGGTGGGGTCGTTCGCCCAGCTGGACATCTTCGACGCACTGACCACGGTCGACGAGATGCTCGAAGACGGCGACGTGCTGGCCGCCCGGCAACTGCTGTGGTCGATAGGCCGCACCCTGTACGCCGCGGTGGCGTTGGACACCGAGGAGGTCGACGACCTGGTCGTGGAGCACGAAGTGAACATGTTCATCAAAGAGCTCGAGGCAGAGACCGGGGACTAGGAGGAACCATGACCGTTGCGTTCACCCAAGACGAGATCATCGCCTGCACTGACTGGCTCCGGAGTCAGTCGATGCGTGACGACCTGGACATGGAGTTGAGGGAGGGACTTGCCACCGCGAAGGATGCCATGCACGCGATGGTGTTCGACCTGTCCACCGTTCGTAAAGGTCTGATCGACATCCGGGCGTTCGATCAGATCAAGAAGACGTGGATCGACGAGCTGCTCGGTGACAGACCGGATCCGGCGAAGGCGTGGACTGATGCGTTACGGGACAGGTCGGCGTCGTCGTGACCACCGCAGAGGTCCCGTTGATGTCGGACTACGACCGTCTTCAGATACGGGTGGACCGTGCGTTGGAGACACTCGACGATCTGAGTGACACCGCATCGTGCGCCCACGAGATCTCCGACGTGGTCAGTGACCTGTGGGCGACGTATGAGGCGACGCGGGAGGACTCACCGTGCGTGGAGTGCGGGCAGTGGAAGTCCATTGCGTTCCGGCACCTGAACCACATCATGGAGCTGGAGGAGAAGCTCGGCGAGTACGAGACCCGTGAGGCCGAGCAGTACCAGGCCGACTTCACCGAGCAGATCAAGGGTCTGTTCAACGGAGGTCAGCACTGATGGGTGTGGCAGTGGCGTGTCAGACGTTCCTTACCGGTGTGAAGGTGCCGGAGTACATGATCGGTGACGTTGGTGTCGACCTGCTGTCTCAGCAGTCACGAGTCCTTGAACCCGGTCGACGGATGCTGGCGGTCACCGGACTGGCTATGAAGATCCCGCATGGATATGCGGGGCTGATCCTGCCGATGGCACAACTTGCCATCGACTACGGGGTGACCGTACTGGGTGCTCCGGTACTGATGGGCCGAGGCGAAGTGATGGTACCCCTCATCAACCTCTCAGAGGACCCGTTCACCCTGGTGTCGGGGATGCACATAGCCCGGCTGGTGATCGTCCCGGTGGAGCGGGGGCGGTTCTATATTGGGGAGATCTAGAACCGTTCGGTGCAAGGAAGGACCCCCTGGCTGGAAACCGGGGGGTCCTTCTTGGTTCCCACTGAGAAGCGCTGCCTGACCTACAGGGAACCGCTTCGGATCCTATCTACGCACCGATCCCGGAGAACAGTCCCCCGGCCCAGACGGACTCCGGTTCCCGCTGCTGGATCATTGGCTCGGGATCGAGGTACTTGGACCGTCGGTCCACCGGGTAATCCACTGGCCTGGTAGTGCCCAGTGGGAGTGGATCCGCCCGCACCCAGTTGTCTCCGTCGGCTGGTTGCCAGTGCCGGTACCGGAACCCGGCGTCGTCCGGGTCTTGGACGTCGTCGATGTAGATGTACTCGACGACCTTCCGGTCGGCGTCCATCTCTTCTTCCCAGGCGTCCAGAGCTAGCCGGGTCTTCTCGGACAGCGGTATGCCACGGGCTCGGCGGCCCTGGGCTCGGAGCATCTGGGCGATCTTGCTGTTCCCGTGGCCGTTGAGGTCGGGGAGCGTCCAGGGCAGCGTGTCGTCGTACCGGATCTTCTCGGACCGTCCGAGCCGAGCGAGGGCTCGGGACACGGTGGAGTCCCGCACCTTGTTCCCGGTGAGCTTGAAGCTGGCTTCGGCGATCTCCTTGTGGGTGTACCCCGCCTCGTGCATGGCGATCAACCGGTCATCGTCCATCAGCAGTCGCTTGGGCATCGGCGTCTCCCTGTCCTACCGGTAACAGTCCCCCGTACGGGCTGACACCGAGAGTAGCAGGTTTCGTTATACCGAGACTCATGCTATGGTCCGGTCCAGCCGGACGTTTCGCCAGGTCAGGATCAGTGTCTACTTCGAGTGGGAGTTGCCCAACCAGGGCTCTCGGTATAGGTTGACATGTGCTGGCTACGGGTGGACGTACGGGCTGACACAGGACAGGCCCACCGAGAGAGAGGCAAGGGGATGGCAAGCAAGATCATGTTGGACGAGGCGTGGCTGAGGTACGAGGAGTGGTTGGTCACCGGAGGCGTGGAGCTGAACACGCTCCTGCGGAAGCGTACGGCGTACAACGCGTTGGAGACGAACATCGGCCGGCCGATCCAGCTCTCGAACGTCACCGTCAAGCACCTGGACGAGAACTACACAGTCCTCCGTAGGACCAACAGCCCAGCCAGTCTCAACATCCACCGCTCGACCTACCGAACGTTCTTCGAGTGGTGCCGAGAGCGGGAGTTGATGCCCATCGGGCACAACCCAGCCCCCCACCCCAAGTGGAAGTCGATGCCACCGAAGAAGTTCCTGCTCGGGGTGAACGAGTTCGACGATCTACTGGAAGTGGCACGCACGCCTCGGGATCGTGGCGTCATGGCCATCGGGCTCTTCCTGTTCCTCCGTGCCTCGGAGATCTGCACTCTGCGGGTCAGGGACGTCGACCTGGAGGCGGGGACGATCAACGTCACCGTGTGGAAGACGAAGCAGCGGGACACCATGCCGATCTCTGCAGAACTCCACGAGGAATTGACGGAGTGGCTGGAGATCTACGCCGAGAAGGTCGGCGAGGTGAAGCCGAGCTACTACCTGTTCCCAGCTCGGGAGTTCAACATGCAGCGGTACTGCCCGATCGCACAGAAGCTCGTACCCCGCCCCGAAGGTATCGAGCTACTCCTACCCACCAAGAAGCTTAGTAAGCCCGAACGGATCGTCAGACACGCATTGCAGGAGTTGGGTTACCCCGCGGTCGACGAGGATTCCGGAGAGGTCAACCGGCAAGGACTACACATCCTCCGACGCAGCGGAGCCCGCGCTCTGTTCGATGCACTCCGGGAAGAAGGGTACGGCGGTTCGCTGCAGCGGATTCGCACCATGCTGCATCACACCTCGGTGACCATGACAGAGAAGTACCTCGACATCAACATCGAGACCGACCAGCGTGACGAGAAGTTCCGCGGACAGGAGTTGTTCCCCGGCCGCACTCGTACCCGCAAGGACTACGCAGGTAACGTCACCGACCTGGCATCGAGAAGGGCGGGCTGATGGCAACGGTCAAGGCACTGACCTGCGACGTGTGCAAGGACAACCACCCCAGCCTGGAGGTGGAGTCCTACCGGATCCGCTACCCAGGCGGCGGTGACTACCCGGCGGACCTGTGCCCGGTGCACGCGGCACCGTTGGTGAAGCTGCGAGAGTCGCTACCCGAACCGAAAGCCCGCGCGAAGCGGCGAAGCACACGCAAGACCGCGTTGCCGCTCGACTAGCTCCACCCGTAGGACGGAAGGGCCAGGCCATATGTGCCTGGCCCTTCGTCTTGTCGTATGGGTGGACACCGTGCCAACCTATGGGTCATGTGTGACTGCGAACTGATATGGCGGGACGGTGAATCCCACTGCCCGTCGTGCTGCCACACGTTCGCCAGCCTCGAAGACTTCGACGAACACCGCACCGGTCTCATGTCCACCCGCCGCTGCCTGGACCCGCGGGCTACGGGGCTGAAGCCGGAACTGCGGGACCACGGCGTGGTGTGGACGTCGCGCCACCCGGAGGGTGCGCGGTGACCTGTGACTGATCTGGTGACGTTGTCGCTCGGAGCAGGTGTGCAATCGACGGCGCTTGCGTTGCTCGCAGCGGAGGGCAAGTTGCCGCGTCCTGACGTGGCCATCTTCGCTGACACGGGCTGGGAACCAGCCGCAGTGTACGACCACCTCGACCGGTTAGCCGTAACCCTCGACGAGGTAGGCATCCGGCTTATCCGGGTAAGCAACGGCGATCTTCGGGCTGATCTGTTGAACCCGGACACCAGGTTCGCCACCGTGCCCTACTTCATCCGTAACCACGACGGGTCGCGGGGCATGGGACGCCGGCAGTGCACGTCGGAGTACAAGCTCGCACCGATCAACCGAAAGGTCCGGGAGTTATTGGGGGCATCACCACCTCACTTCCGGAGGGTGCCACGGGGTCGGGTTGCGGAGCAGTGGATCGGGTTCTCCACCGACGAGATCCACAGGGTGTCGGACAAGGATCGGTTGCTGTACATCGTGAAGCGGTACCCGCTGCTCGAGCTGGAGATGTCCCGTAGAGACTGCATCGAGTGGCTAGCTGCACGGCAGTGGTTCCCGGTGAAGTCAGCGTGTATCGGCTGCCCGTACCACGGGGACAAGTACTGGCGGGACATGCGGGACCACCGGCCGGTCGAGTGGGACGACGCGGTTGAGTTCGACGTGGCGATCCGACGAGGTGCCAGGGGCGGCCGGCAGGACTTGTCGTTGAACGGTGAAGCGTTCTTGCACGCATCTCGGGTGCCGTTGGGTCAGGCACCGATCGACCGGGGAGCAGCCGAGACCGAGGCGGGCGACCCGGATGGCTGCTCACCCTACGGCTGTCGTTCGGGGAGGCAAGGGTGAAACCCGTCGAACTGCCTGGGGCGCTGTGCGTGGGCATCCCGGAGGCGTTCGAGGTGGCCGGCAAGACCGCGAAGCAGATCCGCCGCGCGGTGTACACCTGCCACCGCTGCCCAGCCCTGCAACCGTGCGCGGACGATCCGTCGACGACGGTGGACATGGTGCGGGCGGGTCGGGTGTACGGCATGAACGGTAAGCCGCACACCCCGGAGATCTACATCCGGCGGTGGCAGCACGCCCGCACCGCGTCGCACCCGGTGGTGTGGAGGAGAGAGGGGAGCACGGATGGTCAAAGAGTGGAAGCGAACCAGTAAGGGAGACACCCTGTCGGGGACCTACCCGGACCGTCGCTACGTCGCCGCGCTGGCAGTGACACTGGTTGACCTGGCGCAGTGCATCCCTTACGGCACAGAGGATCTGACCGCATCCAACTTGGACCCGTGGGAGTGGGCGGTGACCGCGTGCTTCGTGGCGGTGACGTTCACCGTTGCCGCTGCTGCACTGTTCGACCGGGCGAAGGCGTTCACCGAAGCTGTCTACTTCTCCGGCGGGCTTTACGCCCTGACCACGGTGGCGATCCTGTCGGCACAGGAGATCCGCAGCCAGCCGAGGATCATGCTGGCCACCCTGTGCGCAGGCGTGACCGTCGGCCTGTTCACCCTGTGGCTGGCATTGAAGAGGGCAGCACCGTGACACTCGAACAGTTGTGGTACACCATCTGCGGCCTGCTCGCACTGGCAGCGGCACGGCTGCTGAACCGGTGGCTGCCACCGTTGGGGATGACACACGAGACACCGCCTACGGCGACACCTCCGCCGGAGATACCACCCATGCCCCCGCCGACGGAGTAGCTTGCGTGGATGACCTCCACGACCGAGCACCCAGACGCGCAGCGGCTACGCGAGATCGCCGAGAACCCGAAGCAACCACGACAGGGCATACCCATGGAAGAAGCGCTCGTTGGGTATGTGGACGTGGATGCGATGAAGACGCTGACCGCGAGCTACATGTGGGTGCTACAGAAGTACGCCGAGGTGCACCTACCGGCGTTGTTCGATGTGCTCACTGCCCCGGACCCGGCGGTGGCGGGGGCCGTGGCCACCACCTACATGGACGGGTTCATGACGGGCGTGGAGTTCCAGATCGCCGGAGGCCACCGGGAGGTGGACGCATGACTTCCACGATCGACCATCCTGACGCGCACCGACTCCACGCCATCGCTGTCGAGCGGACGCAAGGACCAAGCAGCCTGTTCGACATGATGAGCGGATGGATTGATCTAGATACGTTGCAAGCTGTCGCCGTGATGCAGTTCAGGTGGTTGAAGAAGCAGGTCGACACCGACCTCGTCATCCGTCGCCTGCTGTCGAACCCTGACACGGCAGAGGAAGCAGCGGAGGAGATCTTCGGATTCGTCTACGCGGATGCGTTCCTGATGGGCGCACAGTTCCAGGCTGCCGGTGGGCACCGGGAGGTGCTAGGTGAGTGACGACCCAGAGGAAACCGAGCTGTGCATCCCCGTCCGGATGCAGCACAAGCTGTACGTGGATGGTGAGTTGGTAGCGGATCGGTGGGTCTCTGTACCCACTGACGAGTCGTGGCGTGTCGCAGAGGAGCAGGCAAACATGGCGATCACCGCTGATACGTACGGCAAGAAGTGGATGGCCGAGGTGTACATGCCGACCGAGCCGGAGGGGCGTCAGTACCAACGCTTCGGGACGGACACCAAGAGGATCGGTGCCGCCTACCCGGTACCGGAGTGGTTGAAAGATCGACTGACCCCGGACGGCGCGGAAGCCGAGAGTCCGCCTACGGCGGATGTCCCGGCTCCACTTCCTGCGCCCACAACGGGCGAGGCAGCACCATCGTAGACAGCGCGAAGCCCGACCTCGCACCGTCCGGAGCAAAGCCGGGCTCACTTCCTCGGGCTACTGCCCTCGGCAAGGCCCATCCTAGCGCGCTAGCCTGCCGGGATGGATAGTGCGACGTTCGACTGCTACGACCGCGACGGCAACCCGTTGACGACGTTCGAGCAGTACGAGAAGTTATCTCTCGACTCCGACAAGCAGCTCGTCGGGCAAGCTGTGGCGTGGGTTCCCGCCAGCTTGTCCAGCATGCCTTGCTTGGTGCGGACTGTGTTCTTGATCGTCGATGACCGCCGACCGTGGGACAACAAGCCGATCCTGTACGAGACGACGGTGTACTCGCCGGACGGAGTTACCCATGTCGTTGACCGGTACAGCACTGAAGAGGAAGCGAAGGCCGGCCACGAGAAGTGGGCTTCGTGGCCCGGCCTTGCTTCTTCCCTCTGACTAACGTGCCTCTACCCGTGCCTCCCAGGCCGACGACGGTTCGGCGACGATCCGCAGGTGCACCACCGCTGGCTTCGCCAGCGTCGTCATCACCTGGTTGCCGCGCCCGTCACAGGCACTGACGTAGGGCTTCACTGCTTCATTCCTCGTATCTATCACCTGCAACATGCCCCCACCGACGCAGTGCACCCGCACGGTGTAGCTGGCGGAGGTGAACGACGGTATGGGTTGCTCCCCCCGGCCGGAGAAGTCCGGCACCAGTGCCACCGCGGTGGTCGTCGGCAGGCTCGGGCCGGACGGGGACGGCTGGGGTGCTGACGTGGGGGCCGGTGCCGGCGGAGGTGTCTCGTCCGTGCAGCCGGCTAACCCCAGTAGGGCACAGGCGCTGATCACACACAGGTTTCTCATACCCGCCAGCCTCGACCATACGGTGCGGTGACGGAGATCCACCCGCCCTGGGTTTTGCGGCATTCCCTTGTCTGCCAGTACTTCTGGCCGTGCACACGCACGTAGAACACCCCGTACGTGCCACGCACGGTGCTGCGTGGCGGCACGGTGCCGGACACCTCGACACCCGTGGTGGCAGTGACGGCGTTGCTGATGCCGGCGTTGATCTCCGCCTTCACCGTGGCAAACACCGCTGCCTTCAGTTCCACGCCGAGCGTGACACTCGCCGAGAATGTCGTGGTGCCTGAGCGGGTGGACGTGAACTTGTACGCGATCGGTCGGGGGCCGGTGTTCTGCGCTAACGCCGTGTCCACCGCGGTCTGGCTCAGGCTGCTCGACGACGGGTCGAACTGCCACGACGCTTCGCAGATGGGCCGCTCCTCGACGTCCGCCTCAACTGCTCGGGCCGGTACGGCCACAGTGGACAGACCGACGACCACAGCTGCCACGGTGATCATCCTTGTGGTGTAACGCAACTTGACACTCCACTTCTGTGTCCCCACGCGGTGGGTCCCGGCCCCTCACGGGCCGTGCCGGTAGGGTGACGCAGAGCATGGCAGAGAAGTATGTCCCATGTGTGCGTTCTTGAGGCTCTCTTGAGGATTCGGGAGGGGAACAGTTGATGGCCCGCTGGTATCAGGCGTTGCGCCGGGGCTATAAGGGGCGGCATCGCAGATGAAGATGGTGGTCATGACGTGGCGTGCAGCCGGTACGCCCGAGCTGGTCGAAGCCTTGACCGAAGACGCCGGGTACGCGGCGATCATTGATCCCCAGCCGACCCTGGACTCCCACCTACGAGCGGCCGAGGCAGCCATGCTCAAGTTGGGTTACCGTCGCCGTGACTACGTGCTCATCGACGGCACCACACCCACCGACCGGTGCTGGCGGTTTACCTTCGTGGCACCGGACGAGTTCACCAAACCTGATACACGGTAGGAAGGACGACTGTCGCGGTACGACCCGTGACTGCTGCTAGGTCATACAGTCTGGGATACGGAAGAAGGCCACCCCGAAGGGTGGCCCTCTGTCCGTAGTTGATCAGTCAGTCTTGCGTGCTTCGGAGTATGGAGTCCGAGCCATCTCTTGGATGCGCTCCTCGACTGGGTCTCCCAAACTTTCTGAGTAGGCCACCACGACCCGCGCCCAGGCGATCTCCTTCTTGGTGAAAGGCGAGACGTGGGGCGCTTCCTCGCGCGTGTCAGGGGCGGTCATGAGCCCTCCTCAGGGGTCTCGGGTAGGTCAGGGTAGCCCAACGCCGCTCGGGCTACGTCCCGTACGTACCGACGGTCCTCTGGCCGGAGGAAGTGTGACCTGAGGAGCGCTTTGAGGAGTGCACTGCCAACCTCAGGGTCGGTAGCGACGAACTCCACTGACCACCGTAGCGCCCTCCCGGTCTCCTCCCGGTCTGCCCGGTCCCGTGCCTCCTTGTTGGTCCGCAGGGTGGGGAACCACCCCAGCCCCCACCCCACGACGAGGATGAGCACGGTTTGCCACCAATCCACGCTTACGCAACCTCCTGGTATTCGATCAAGTCCGCCGAGACGAGCAGCTGACACACCCGCTGGTGCGAGCACCCCAGCTCGGCACCAGCTTGCCGCGTCGTCATGCCCGCATCATGCACTAGGTACCGTGCCGCCCGGCGTAGCGCCCGTGAGTATCGGCTCTTGGCCTCCACGTACTCGCTCCGTGCCTCCGCCAGCTCGGCGAGTACGTCAGCTGTCCTGTCCATGATCAATCTCTCCCGTTGCTAGGTCCTCGCGGGGTGAGTGAGTTCACGGGAACATTCACCACCGCGCCGGTGTCCGTAAATCGGACCGTGGCCCGCCCACCCAACTGCGAGGACGTCGAGACAACCTTGCATTCGAGACGCTTGCCGTTGTCGTCGACATGGTCGGCGTGGTCGCCTTCCTTGAGCATTTCCCCATCTCCCTCTGTTGCTAGGTCGTACAGTTCGGTTTCTGTACTGCCACGGCCTAGGGCCGGCTGATGCCGGCCCCGACCGAAGCTCTACAGGCTCTTGCGGAGTCGATCGGCTAACGCGTGGCTGATCTTGACCGGGTTACGCCCGCCGTAGACCGTGAGCCCGCGAGCGGCATCGATCCCGTCCCGCTCCGCAACCCGTCCGATCTCGGCGTCCGCCCGTCCGAGCAAGTCGGCAACCTCGATTCCGAGCTCCTGCGCGAGCTCGTCCGCCCGTACTGGCTGCCCGTTCACAGTGCCCACGTCCCCACGGTGTTGCCGTTCAGGTCGCGGATGGTGCCCGCGTCGATGCCCTCTTCGCGGATGCGTTCCACGATCGTTTCCAAGATCCTTTCGATCTCGTCAGCTCGCGTGTCGGCGTCGTCTCCGAACGCTGCGTTGTCCGTCTTGAAGTTGATCTCCATCGTCCTGTCCTCTCTCGTCTCTCTCGTCTGGCCTACCGTCTAGTAGTCCATGGCCACGGGCGGAGCGAGTCCGCCCGGACCATGGCCCCACTAGCTGGCGTCGGCGTCGGGCATGGCCTCCGCGTGGTCGTCGCACGTCTGGCAGTACACACTGCCCCAGTGGTGCCGACGCCACGGGCAGTCGTGCTCGCACCCCTCGCACGTTGCGTCGTGCTCGCGCTCCGTGTTGTCCATTGTCCCCGCACCTGTCGCTAGGTCATACAGTCTAGGTTAGGCAACGGTCGTTGCCAACACTGGTGATATCGGCCCGGAATTCACGCCACCCGATAGGCCGAACGGGTGAAGCCTCTTTCTATTCGTCTGAGTACGCAAGAAAGTCGAGTATCTCCAACACACTTTCCAGGTGCGTGTGCGGTGAACCGGTGTGGTAGTCCGCGCCGGACGCGACGGTATCCGTACCGTTGTGCACCACATAGAGCCAGGTACCGTCGTACGCTTCACCCACCACGCCACCACCAGCCTTTTCGATACCAACCCACCGCATGCCATGGTCCGTGTCCACGCATACGATCAGATCAGGGTACGTACGGTACGTGTCCCACAGTTCGTGGTCCGCTACCTCTTTGAACGGGTTGGTTGCCATGTCTGTCTCCTCCTGGGGTTGGCACGTACCTAGGTCTAGGTAGTGGCTCTACCTCGCTACGGACACTCCTGGGGAGGTCCTGCCCGTAACGGATAGGGTCGCTAGCTAGCTTCACTCAGGCGACTTGGGTGCGAGGGGTGCTGATGGTTCCCCCATCACGCCAGATCAGGAAGGCTTCCTGAATCGGTGAACGCATGCCGATCATGCCCAATGCGTAGGCTGCCGCATGGCGCCCGTACGCGTCGGCAAACTGCTGACTGTCGCCTGTGTCGCGTGTGCCCTCGCCTGCATCCTGACGTCCCCACACGTACGCCATGGCCTGCCCATACAGAGTGTCAACGGTCGCCCGGTCAGCGGACGGAACCATAGCTAGTACCCGATGCCAGTACATACCCTCAAGATCGACAACGGTACCTTCACCCAAGATCGATGCTGAGTAACGGTCGCCACCAGCAGTCGAGCCGCACCCTTCACAGGTCGCCATGCTGAATCCCAAGTCATCTCCACCGGCGACCATATTTATAGCGTCGGTTCCCCACGTAGCCACCTGTGCTTCGGCAACCTGTGTCGAATTGGTATCGCCGCCACATTCACCGTTGGCAATCAGGTGCAAGCAGTCAGTGCAGACACTTAGCTCATGCGTAACAATCATCATGATCATTCTCTCCTTTGTGTATCCCTCTCGGAGTGAACCTAGGACTAGGCCACTTGTACCGCCGGCAGACTGGAATCTGCCGACGATACGAGCGGACTAGGCCGAAACGGTCGCTTCCGTTGCGAGGATGACAACCCGATCGGTCGGGCCGGCGAAACCATGCGCGAAGCGGACGGCAACCTCAGGTCGCTGGAATGTCGCCAGCTCACCGTTGCCGACGATAGAGCCGTCCGGCCGGTAAGCGCCGATAGCGTAGGCGTCCTGGGTCCGGTATACGTAATACGTCATGTGATTCCCCTATCTGTCCGCGACTCTCTCAGGGTCGCTAGTCACTAGGTAGTGACTAGGCGAAGCATCGGGATCCGATGCATCACCTAGCTACTAGCTACTGGTGGTCGGGGTGGTCGCACCATCCGATGTTGTCCAAGTCATCGCAATAGATAAGCGTGTCGTCATCCATCGTTCCTATCCCCTCGCCAGGTTGGCTACCCCTGTTGCCGTTGCCCTCATAGCATCGTCCCCCAGCAACGGTCGCCGCATCCGCCGTTCGGGTGGTCTGTCAACCCGTATCGGGTCGTGCGGTACGGGTAGACAGTGCCATCGGCCGTTGCCGTAGGTAGGTAGGACGGCCGTTGGTCGGTCGTGGGGCGGTTGGAGTCGTGGGGTCGCCAGCGGTGGGCACGGTCGCTAACGGGTAGGACGTTAGGAGCGGGGGGTAGTGTCGACCAACTTCACCCTAACCCTCAAGTAGAGGTTGAGGGTTGAGCATGCTGCTTCAACGGCCTGCATTCAGGCTGCATTCACCCAACAATCGCGACCAACAATCGCGAGCATAAGCTCTGTATGGGGATGTTCGAGTCGAATACGCCAGTCCCAAGATGTCCGGTTCTGTCCTGGTATGGAGGGAGCTCACACCGTTGTTGTTCACGCTCATGGGCCACCCGTACAAATACGGACAGACCGTACACCACAAACATGTAGGGATAGCCTGGTCGCAATTCTTTCGTGTCCGGTTCGCCCGACTGTATGGGGACATGGGTAGGGGGGTTTGCACCCCTTGTCCCATGGACATAACGGACAATAACGTACGACCCGGGCATGCTTGCGTGAAGATCATTATACTTACATGTCTCCACCCACGGGTTTCCGGAAGTTTCCGGACGAAGCCCCCACTCCAGGCGGGCGGCTCCGCCCACAGCGGGCGGCCTACTGGATCGGGTTGGAGCGGATGAGGAAGTCCGCGGGCGGGCGAGCCTCCGGCTCGTCGTCGAGGTCACCGGCGGGGCAGTACCCGCGGAGGCACCGGACCTGGGCGACGTGGTAGCCGGCGGCTACGGAGATGAGAGCGAGCAGGCTGGCGAGCAGGAGACCGCTCACCACGAGCGTGACGATGGTGATCCATTCCAACATGGTTGAACTTTCAACTAGGCGGGGTCAAGGTCCGTTCCGGATGCCTTCGCCGAAGGACTGGGGGCACTTCTCCTAGGTCCGATCATACCCCTGACCAGGGCAAACAGCCCTGGGCAGGACGAGGCGACACGCCTGTGTCGCCCAGGTGTTTGACACCGTGTCCACCCGTATGTG